ATCAAGCAGATCCTCGGCGGCGTGTGGCAGACCGTCCAAGGCACGTGGTCGCTGATCGTAGGCGTATTCACCGGTAACGGTGATCGCATCCGCCAGGGGCTGCTGCAGCTGTGGGCCGGCATCAACCTGCAGCTGGCCAACTGGCCGGCCCGGATGCTGCAGGCCGGCGCGGACATGATCAGCGGGCTGCTTCAGCCGTTTGCGTCCGTGCTGCCGGTCATCAAGCAGATCCTCGGCGGTGTGTGGCAAACCGTCCAGGGCACGTGGTCGCTGATCGTAGGCGTGTTCACCGGTAACGGTGATCGCATCCGCCAAGGACTGCTGCAGCTGTGGGCCGGTATCAACCTGCAGTTGGCCAACTGGCCGGCCAGGATGCTGCAGGTCGGCGCGGACATGATCAGCGGGCTGTTTCAGCCGTTTGCGTCCGTGCTGCCGATCATCAAGCAGATCCTCGGCGGCGTGTGGCAAACCGTCCAGAGCACCTGGTCGCTGATCGTGGGCGTGTTCACCGTCAACGGCGACCGCATCCGCCAAGGGCTGCTGCAGCTATGGGCCGGCATCAACCTGCAGTTGGCCAACTGGCCGGCCAGGATGCTGCAGGCCGGTGCGGACATGATCAGTGGCCTTGTGCAGGGCATCCGCTCCAAGCTCGGCGCGGCCAGTAATGCGATCGCCAGCGTTGGCACCGGCGTGGTCGACCGCTTCAAGGGTTTGCTGGGCATCCACAGTCCCTCGCGCGTATTTGCCCAGCTGGGCGGCTTCACCATGGAAGGCCTCACCGTGGGCCTGCAGCGCGGCCAGGGCGCGCCTGTGCAGGCCGTCATGGCACTTGGCAACCGGCTGCGGGCGGTGGGCGCCGGCCTGGCCTTGGCGACGGCCACAGCGCCCGTGGCGGCGATCGACAGCCGGGCACCGCTGTCGGCCCCCGCTCGCGGGCCCAGCGCCGCCAGCGCACCTGCAGGCGGCAACAGCTACGTCATCCACGTCCACGCCGCACCCGGTATGGATGCGACCGCACTGGCGCGCGAAGTCGCTCGTCAGCTCGAAGAACGCGAACGGCGAACGGCGGCGACCCGCCGCTCCAGCCTGCGCGACGACTGAGGATCCACTCCCGATGATGATGTCCTACGGCACGTTTGTATTTGCCCTCGATAGCGCCGCATACCTGCAATTGCAGCGGCAAATGAGTTGGCGCCACCCCACCAGCGAGCGCGTCGGCGCGCGCGCGGCCAGCCAGTACCTTGGGCCAGGCGATGAGACCATCGAACTGTCAGGCCTGATCGCACCCGACCTGACCGGCACGCGAGGATCGCTGACCACGCTGCGCAGACTCGCAGCAGACGGCGAGCCGCTGCCGCTGGTCGATGGCACGGGCTGGGTGTACGGGCCGTATGTGTTGCTGTCGGTCAACGAGACGGCCTCGCTGTTCTTCCCGGATGGCACGCCGCGCCGCGTCGAGTTTCAACTGAGCCTGCGCCGCACCGACGACGTCGCGCCCGAGGCGACCGCCGCATGAGCTACCCCATTCCGCAATGGCGCGTGCTACTCGATGGGACAGACCTCACCGAGCGCATCGCACCGCGCTTGCTCGATCTCACCCTAACCGAATGCCGTGGCGGCGAAGCCGACCAGCTGGATCTGCGGATCCATGACCATGACGGCAAGATGGCGCTGCCCAAACGAGGCGTGCGTCTGGCCGTGGCGTTGGGCTGGAAAGCTACCGGCCTGGTCGAAAAAGGCACCTTCGTCGTGGACGAGGTGGAGTACAGCGGCGCGCCGGACATCATCACGGTACGCGCGCGCAGCGCGGATCTGACTGCCAACATGCGCACACGGCGCGAACGCAGCTGGCATAACACCACGCTGGGTGCAGTGCTCAACACGCTCGCCGGCGAGCATGGACTGACGCCGCGCGTAGCCGAGACGCTGGCGCGCACCAATCTGCCGCATCTCGACCAGGCCAACGAAAGCGATATGAATCTGCTCACCCGCCTGGGGCAGCGCTTCGATGCAGTGGCAACGGTGAAGGGTGGAGCGCTGATCTTTACGCCGATTGGCGCCGGGACCACAGCGACCGGCAAGCGGTTACCTACCGTCACCCTGACGCGGCGCGACGGCGACCAACACCGTTACTCCGTTGCCGACCGAGATGCCTACACCGGCGTGCGTGCGTACTGGGTAGACAAGGGCAAGGCGCGGCGACAGTCGGTGTTGGTTGGCACAGACGACAACGCCAAGCGCCTGCGCGAGTCGTATGCCGATGAGGCAACAGCACGCCAGCATGCGCATGCTGAGTTGGAGCGGATCAAACGCGGTGTGTCTAAATTTGAGTACGTGCTTGCTACAGGCCGCGCCGATTTGTCACCAGAGCAAGAAGTCACGGTCAATGGGTTTAAGTCTGAAATTTCAGGTATGAAATGGCTCATATCCAAAGCAATTCACACGATCAAGGCCACTGGCTTCGCTACACAAATCGATCTGGATAGCTCAAGTTGACTTGAGTTCACGCGCTGCACGCCACTGCAATCAGGCGTTACCAGAACATATCAGATTTCCCCTACAAACTTTTAGCCCGAGTCGAGCTAACCTCGCTGCTGAAGTCAATGGATCTAGTCGATTGCGTGGCAAATCTAAACGCTGCCCAGAAATGACAAAGCTGACTTCGCATAGCTGCACCAATTCACTACAGAAGGAAGTATGCACATGAATGGATTTAAGCTCTCACCCAAGCTATCCACAAAGCAGAAGCAACGCCTTGCTCTTGGTACTGGCTTGCTCTTGGCAATTGGAGGCTATGCCTACGCACAGGAAGCGGTGAATGAGATCTGGGGACCTTTCAATTGCGATACGTGTTTGTTGGGCACTCCGATGCCCGACCCTATCACCCAAGTGTTCATTGACACTTGGCGGTCTGAAATGTCCAGACCTGGCTACTTTCGATACGTTTACGACCTCCAACCCGGGCACACAATCACAATTTGCAACGGGGGTGCATGTGTGACTTACACCGCGACTGATAGCGGAAATGTCATGGGTGGGCCAGCAACACCGATTACGACTTATCCGCCTGAACCTGGCACCGGTGGCGGTGGCGGTGGTGGCGGTGGTGGTGGCGGCGGCGGCGGTGGTGGCGGCGGCGGCGGTGGTGGCGTGGTCATCGTTGGTCCGCCAACCCAAGAAAACTAATCTTGGGTCAAGCGCATAGCGTTGCCTGTGCGCTTGAATCCATTTAAGGTCGTGTTTGAGAGGTAGCATGGCATAGTGCTGCGGCGGAGATTTTTAATTGAATATATCCAAAAAAAATAAGTACTTATTTTCCGCTGCCGCGTTATTAATTATCGCGGGCTTATTCATTTACGCCTTTCACAGTCCTACCCGTTCACGAGGGTCGACGGTGGACGGCAACACAGAGCGGTCGGAACAGAGGGTACAGCCTAGAGTTTCAGCACCAGTGGCAACTCTTATAGCTGACAGAAAAATAGATAGTGATGTTGTCAAACGACAAGGTCCAAAGGCTTTCAGCATTGTAAGGAATAAGAAGCGGCCTCCTGGAGATGTTGCGAAGTACATCGACTCTCTTCTTCAACGTTCAGAATCAGGCGACGCTGTTGCCACCTACTCGATATATCTCGCTGCACTTGAGTGCAAGAACACTTTGAGTGGGTCTGCTAGCAGAAGTGCGCTTGCGCACCAGGCGTCGGCGACCGGCGAAGGCTATCTGAAGGGCGCAGAGTCAAGCCTAGATGATTGCGCTAATTTGGCAAATCGCCCAGAGCTTTTGAACGGTGAGTGGCTAAAGAAGGCAGCCGAACAAGGTTCTCTGGAGGCGCAGTTGATGTACGCCAGAGACTCCACTTCCATCATCGGATCAAGGCAGGATTATCTAAAGGATCCCGAGAAATTAGTTCAATACAAGAAGGATGCTGCCCGATTCCTTGAAGGAGCCGCACAACAAGGCAGTGTTGACGCTCTTCTCGCGATTGCGGGCGACAGTCAACGTGGAATCATGGCGCCCAAAGATCCTGTGAAGTCCTTCGCATACTACATGGCAGCTCAAAAAACTGGATCGAACGTCTACCTCGATAAAATCGTAGACAACTACTCCAGTACCCTTTCAAGAGACCAGATGCGCGCAGCACATGAGCAGGCTGAGGCGATCTATGAAAACTGCTGCAGATAGGAATTGAGGATGGCATCGCTATCCCCAAGCATCAAAGCCATAACTGTTGTTCTATAGCTGCCTTTCACCGCTCATCAGGCTCATCACCTACATACACAAGCGGAGATTTCCTACAGCTGGCACACCAGTAATCAGGCATTCTGACTTTGGTTGTCAGGCCAACTCGTGCTGCCAGGATGGCGGCGATTGGATCGCAAGGAGCTATGCGCCGACACCTAAAAAAGCCGCCGGGAAACCGGCGGCTTTTCCTTTGCGAGCTAGCAAGCTCTACAGTTCAGGCAGGTATAGCCGATAACGGCAAATTTCTTACGAGCAGCTGCCCAATCGCGATGCTGATCACTTGCTCTTTTTTTTGCGTCCACCAACAACAATCTGCATATTGCTTTGATCCACGATGGCTGTCGTCGAAACCGCTTGGCCCACATCACTGTTGTCGAACAACAGGACCGGGCCGGCACCTGTATTGGAAGACGAGGCATCGCTTACCAAGCCCAATGCCGTAAGCACAGCGTTGCGAGCAGCCGGGGCTGCATCTTTGAACGCAGACAGCAGGAGCCTGTCAGCAGGTTCCAACTGCGCCCGATGTCCAGACAGCACGTACATGACATCAACGCCACGGTCTAGCGCGGCCAGTAGATAAGCTCCGCCGGGCAGATTGATGTCTTTCTCGAAGTTCAGTTGCGCGTAGCGCGTGAGGCCGAGTTGCACAGCCATCTCGTCCTGCGTTAGGCCAAGTCGCTTGCGCTCTTCCTTCAGGCGTTTCCCTACGGTCATTACAGGCATTTCCTTACTTGACAATGTTGAGTTAAGTCCACAAAATTCCCAAAAGTAGACGGAACCGCCACATGCCCCGGAAGAGTCAAATGCAGCAGTTCACGCCCCGCAGCCCGGAACAGGCGCGGCAGTGGCTCGAAGCAAATGGCATCACGGTCTCGGCATTCGCCAGGCAGAACGGCGTGGATCGGTCGATCGTGCATGACCTGCTCCGTGGCCGTTCTCAAGGCAAATATGGCGAGTCTCACAAGGCGGCGATCGCCCTAGGCCTCAAGGCACCACCCAATAGTGCCACAGAAATCCCAACCGCTAAGAGCTCAAGGGGGTGAGCATGTTTGGTCGGAAAAAAATCGTGTTTCGCTGCGAAGCGTGCAGTGCACGTCTCATCAAGCGCACCAGCGTCCTCGCACACAAGTTCCTCCGGCATGACTCTTACGTGTGCGAGAACCCGATGTGTGGTGCGACCTACACAGGCCATTCGGAGTTGACTGGGATTGCCAGCCCCAGCGGGGTGCCCACATCACACAGCGAGCTTCCACCAACACCGGCGTATCAGCGCGCCCAAGCGCTGCAGGCCTACCGCGAATCGCTAGGCGACCGCCAGCT